GCCTGACTAGCCTCTCAGAAATGGGAGTCTTTTTTATTTTATATCATTATGTCACAATCCACCCCTCAAAATGCCTATTCCCTTAAAGCGTAAAAGCTAACAAAATGTCAAAAAACAACCAATTCAACAGAAAACAACAGTTGATTTATATTTTATAATTGGCATCTCAGTGTATAAATAGGCCTTTACATGTCGAAATACAACAGAAAACGGGTTAACAAGATTTGCTCCCTCATTAAAGCGGATAGTTATACTATTGCTGAAATTTGCTCATTATCAGGAATTTCAGAAAGCACTTACCATGAGTGGAAGGCTACAAAATCGGAGTTTTCGGAGTCTATTAAAAAGGCAGAGGAAGATTTTTATTCTTTCATGATTGTTGAAGCAAAAAAATCATTAGTAAAGCTTGTACAAGGTTACACAGTTCAGGAGAAAAGGATAGTTACCTTACACCGGGGGAAAAAGAACGAAGAAGGCGAACAGCCTGGCATTGTGAAAGAACACACCGTTACCGATAAACACTACCAGCCAAACCCAACAGTAATAATATTTACTCTTACCAACCGGGACCCGGATAATTGGAAAAACAAGTTAAATACAGAACTTACAGGAAAAGGAGGAAAAGACCTAATTTCAGGGAGTATTAACGTCGATGAGTGGATTAAAACTAAATCCCAAAAACAGTGATTGAGTCGCAAGATGTATACGATCCGTTATACACCGATAAAGAGCATTTTTTTTTCCTCATAACCGGGGGCCGGGGTAGTGCTAAATCATTCAATGGTTCAACATTCATTGAACGATTAACATTCGAAGCCGGGCACGTTATTTTATATTCCCGTTACACAATGGTTTCTGCCAACGTTTCAATCATTCCGGAAATAAAAGAAAAGATTGAACTTGATGAAACTGAAAAGTATTTCAGCATAGCCAACAATGATGTTATCAATACTTTCTCAGGTAGCAAAATACTATTCAGAGGTATTAAAACCAGTTCCGGGAACCAGACAGCCAAACTTAAATCAATTAAAGGATTAACAACGTTTGTTTGCGATGAAGCCGAAGAGTGGGTTTCAGAGGAGGACTTCGACAAAATTGTACTTTCCATCAGGAAAAAGGGAATCCAGAACAGGGTAATTATCATTATGAACCCTTCCGATGTTAATCATTTCATTTATAAAAAGTACATCGAAAAAACACACCGATTTGTAAATATCGATGGCGTTGATGTGCAGATAAGTACACACCCGAGCGTTTTACACATTCACACAACCTATTTCAACAACGTTGAAAATCTTAGTACTGAGTTTCTGGAAGAGATTGAGCGAATGAAAGAAACGGACCCTAAAAAATATGCTCATGTGGTTATAGGCCGATGGGCAGATATTGCAGCCGGGGTTATATTCAAGAAAATTGAAATTATTGATGAAATTCCAACCTGGGTTAGGAAGCGTGGCCGTGGAATGGACTTTGGATTTACAAATGACCCTACTGCAATAATTGATTGTGGAATATTTGAACATGACTTGTATCTGGATGAATTGTGCTATAAAACACGAATGCTTACAGGCGAAATTATTACTGAATTAAAGAAAACAAATACTAAAGTAATATCAGAAAGTGCAGACCCGCGTTTAATTCAAGAGATTTTTAATACAGGAATACTTATCTATCCTGTCGATAAATTTCAAGGCTCTATAAACGCCGGAATAAATGCAATGCTTGATTACAATATCAAGGTAACCCGAAGATCGATAAACCTTTTATTTGAGTTCAGAAATTATACCTGGGATAGAGATAAAGACGGCAATTTTATAAATACTCCAATAGATAAATATAATCACGGGGTAGATGCTGTTAGATATTATATTTTAGGTGAGATATTAGGTCGATTGTTGAGACCTCAAAATTTATCAACACTTGCAGGAATGTACTAATAAGTAAAGATTATGCCAACCTACTTTGAAATTATTAAAAGTGAGAATTACGAAGCAATTCGTAAAATATTTGAGGACAACAGACCGGCTTACATGACTGGTTTAAATGGATATACCTTTGAGCAGGCAAAGGATGAATATATTGTGGATTCTCATAGAGTAATGATTAACGACTCTGACAACAGACCTGACAAAACTATCTTCAGGCCTGTTATCAGTGATTCAACAGGAGAAACACTAATTGACACAGCAACTGGCAATGCAAAAGTACAACGTGCAACATCGAAGGTAAACAGGGTTCCTCTCCCGGTTCCTGAAATCATTGTAAACAGGAGAGTAGGCTTCATGCTTGGAAATCCAATTAAGTATGATGTTGTTTTTAATGATAAAAATCCAAAAGAACAGACATTGGTTGATTATGTTTACGAAATAGAGGATTCATCGAAAATAAGTTATAAAAACAAGGAAATTGCCAGAAGAATGATGAGCGAAATGGCTTGTGCTGAACTCTGGTACCTGACCGAATTAAAGGAGGAAGGCTTTTGGAATTATATATCTTCGAGATTTGGTTTTAGCAAGCCAAAATATTTACTGAAAATGAAAGTACTTTCTCCCATGCTTGGAGATGGACTTTATCCATTATTTGATGGGTACGGTGATTTGATTGCATTTGCACGTTCATATAAACTTAAGGAAGATCAAAAGGAAGTTGATTGTTTTGATGTATACACCTTAGAAATGACATATAAATTCTCCAACCGGGATACAGCCTGGAAATTGGATGAGACATCTGTTGGTGGTGGAAAGATACCAAACCTCGCACAGAAAATTCCGTTGGTATATCATCAGCAGGAAAAACCAGAGTGGGCAAATGTGCAGAAGATGATTGAACGCCTTGAAAAATTGCTTTCCAACCATGGAGATATGAATGACTATTTTGGGGAACCAATACTGGCAATTTTCGGACAGTTGATCCAGGCTGTCAATAAAGGTGAATCTGGTAAAATATTACAATTGGCTGAAAATGCAAAAGCTTCATTCCTTGCACTTGATTCACCACCGGAATCTGTGAAGATGGAGATTGAGAACCTTGAGAAGTTCATATTTGCATTAAGTCAAACTCCTAATATTTCTTTTTCAGAGATGAAGAGCCTTGGCGATTTATCAGGGGTTGCTTTGGAACTTATGTTTTTAGATGCTCACCTGGCAGCCAGGGCAAAAGAAGAAGTTTTCGGAGTTGGTATTCAAAGAAGGGTAAATCTGATAAAAGCATTTATTGGAAATATTCTTGATGTTTCCCTGGCTGAAGCATCTCAAACGGTTAAAATGAAGCCGGTATTTACTCCCTATATGCCAAAGAATATGAAGGAGTTAATTGAAACAATGTCACAGTCTGTTGCTTCCGGAATAATTTCAACAACTACTGCAACTGAAAAACTGGAAAATGAAGGGTATATTTCAGATGCTTCTAAAGAGCAGGAACGATTGCAGCAGGAAGCTGATTTGATTGCTAAAAGGAATAACCAGATTGGATTGAATTTTCAGTAATATTAACCGAAAGGTTTTATTCGCCTAGTGATAGGTTTTAAGAATGGGTTTAAATGTCATTAGTTACGGTATAATATGCCAGACCTCAATTTCCACGAATTACAGCACATACAGAAACTACTACAGCAGCAGGGTAGTTTGAAATATATATTTGATGATTTTGTAAAAAAGACCGGAAATTTACTAACACAGTGGAATGATTATCCTTCCGGTGATTTGTGGTCACGGAATCAGAACGTTCAGAAAGCCATCGAGGAAGAAATGCAAACCCTCAGAACAAAACTAACTGCAAGCATTGAGAATTACACAACTGATGCATGGAACCGAAGCAATTTAAAAAGTGATGAACTGGTGGATGGATTTGTTAAGAACCTTGCATTGAATGATGTTGTAACCAAAGGCATGTATGCCCGGAATAACGAAGCGTTACAGGCATTTTTAAAGCGAAAGGTTGACGGTACAACATTATCACAAAGGGTCTGGCATATTGCCGAAGGTGCAAAGGAAAACATTGAGTTCTATCTTGAATCCGGTTTATCAACCGGGCGTTCAGCAGCTTTAATTAGTCAGGATATAAGGCAACTGTTGCAGAAACCCGATAAACGATTTCACCGAATCAGGAATGCAGATGGTAAACTGGTACCATCGCAACCGATGAAAGATTACCATCCCGGCCAAGGCGTTTATCGTAGCAGTTACAAAAATGCTCTCAGGCTGGCAGCCACCAACACAAACAAAATGTACAGGCTTACCGACCATGAGCGGTGGATGAAACTTGATTTTGTGATTGGCTTTAAAGTGAGCCGGGCAACAAACAATTTCGGGCCGTGTGCAATATGTGATGCAATGGTTGGCAATTACCCAAAGACTTATGTATTTACCGGGAATCACCCGTTTTGTATCTGTTATGCAACTCCGATCCTGATGAATGAAGATGCTTTTATTGATGCTTTGGTTGAAGATGATTTTTCAGGCGTGAAATATGTTGAAGATATACCGGCCAATGGCAGAAAGTACATTCAGGATTTGATTGACAATAAAAAGCTTTCAACGGATTCGTATTTGTTGAAGAATAATAAAGGGTTCTTTGATGGAAGCAGGGGAAAATATCGTACCTGAAAAGAAAATTATTGAGCCGGTTAAACCTGCTATTGCAAAATTTGTTCCCGCAAAAACAATCCAGGAAGCCGAAGCGTGGGCTAAAAAGAATCTCAATGTTGAATTTGTCAATTTTAAAGGACTTGATATTGATGTTGCAAATGATATCAATAAAAGCACTTTCAATATTAAAACTTTAATGCCTGATATTAAAACCAAAGGTATAGGAAATGCTCAACAGGCAAACAAAGCAATGAAAGCCGAAATAGTTGATGAATTCAGGAAAACCGAATGGTATAAGAACGTTGCAGCTAATTACAGTGAGGCAGCAGCCGATAAAAGAGCTGTTCAGTTTGCAAATTCACAGGTTTCAAATGTTGGTGGCAATACTGTTGCATGGAGTACCAATAGAGATTCAGTAAGGCTACCAGGCGGCATTTTGGTTGATGTTTCAAAATACAAAGGTGTTTTTGTAAATGAGAAATATGGTAAGAAAGCGTCAATTATAAACGATGTTGTTTTAAAAGCCGAAAAATCAGGATTTTACACTAAGGATGCCAAAGGCTTTGGCTATATAATGTCCCACGAAATTGGACACGAAATTGATAAAACCATTGGATTTAGAAATTCAGATGTGTTTAAAGCAATTTACAAAAAAGAACACGACAAAGGAATTCAGCATGTTATTGAAAACCTGAGCGAATACGGTGCAAACGCCGGGCATAAAGCAAGTGCAAAGCCGCTTGAATTTATTGCGGAAAGTTGGGCTGAATTTGTAACTTCGCCAAATCCAAGACGTATATCAAAAGAAGTTGGTGAGGCTATGCTTAAAGAATATCATACCTACTACATGAAAGGGTCTGGTATTAAATTTGATGAATGGAGAAATGAAATATTAAAAACTTTATCAATATGATTTTATCAGTAGAACCGATTTGCGCTAAGTGCAAACATTTAAATGTAAATACAAGTCTATGCCCGGCTTTTGATGGTGATATTCCGGATGAAATACTGGAAGGGGATAACAACCATTCCAAACCGTTGCCAGGGCAAAAGAACAACATTGTTTTTGAGCCGAAATAAACCTATAAGTTGATTTATATTAGCCGGGTTCCTTAACAGGTTCCCGGCTTTTTTATTCCCCTCAGAAAAATACAGAAGCCGGTCAGTAAACTGATCGGCCCCGCTTCGTCGAATCCGTAGAATCGATGCCACAAAGATAAAACATTCCATAATCATTTCCAAATACCAGAAAAACTTAAGCGGCTTTATATTTTAAGAGCAGTGAAACTTAATATTATTACAAATGAAAGAAAAGTTGATTGCAGCTCTGAAAACCAAGTATAAAAATCTGGGGTTTGGAGACAAGGCTTTTGACGGGGTTGCCGATTATCTAAGTAAAACCGTTACAGAGGATAGCCAAATAGAAACCGCTATTGCAGGGGTCGAAACTATTCTTAAATCAATCCAGGGCGATATTGACAAGGTAAGAACAGAAAAATCGGACCTTCAGAAAAAGTTTGAAGAACTGGAAAAAAGAATTCCTAAAACAGACCCGCTCGCTGCTGAGGCTAATGAGCCGGCATGGTTTAAAGCCTACCGTGAAAAACAGGATGCAGAATCAGCAGCTTTAAAACTGAAAGTGGAAGGATTTGAAAAAAAGGAAACTCAAACAGGTTATTTGTCAAAACTGAAAGCATCCCTTAAGGAAAAGGGAGTGCCAGATGTTTACTGGGCAAAGCGTAACCTGTTGATTGAATCTGAGGAGCAATTAACATCCATTACAGCCGAAATTGAAACTGATTACACCGGTTTCAAACAGGAAATGGTAAACGCAGGTGTAATGATTGACATTCCGAAATCACCAGACGGAGCATCAAAGGAAGGAGCGTCATTGGGTAAATCGATTGCCGAAAAACGCAATTCAGGTACTTCAGAAGGTGTGAAGGGTAAAGAAATTTAGTATTAATTAAAAACCTTGTAAAATGCAGATAACGCAGGACAGTTTTGGAGGTCGTAACGTGGTTTTCGACTACGTTTACGAAGATTTACCGGGTGGCTGTAATCTTGACAAATCGAGATTAAAAGCAGGTACAACCTACCTGAAAGCCGGAACTCTGGTAAATTTAAATAAAAGCACACGGATTGCTGAGATTGTAAAAACAGCAACCGTAATCACAGGCGGCAGTTCTACTGCTGTTCGTGTTCCTATCACTCACCAGTTCAAAGCTGGTGAATATGTTACTGACGGCGTGGCCGTTCAAACCATTTCAACAATCACTGCCGGAACTACATATGACACGCTTAATTTAGGCGGTGCATTGCTTGCATACGGTGCAGGTGTGGTAATTGCTGAGGTTAACGCAAGTGCTTCAATGATTCCGGTTGCTTCGGTTACACTGGTAACAGGTTCAGGTAAATCATTAACCGTTACAGACCCATCCGGTAAATTGGCCGGTGTTAATGTAGCTGTTACCGCTAACGGTTCAGATGCTTTGGCTGTGACTTTCGCAAACAATACTTTGTCAATTGCTTTGGCAAGTACAACCGCAGCAAGCAATACTCCGGGTGTTGAGATTCAGGCTGCAATCAGGGCTTTGACCACAGCCGGTTACGCGTTCCTGAACGTACAGTGTTCGGGTGATGAAATTGCAGGTTCAGCATTGACACCTGCTTCAGGAACAATCGCAACAAATCAGCCTTATAAATATTTACCAAGCGGATTCATTAAAGATAAAGTAAACGTGGAATATGACAATGTTGATATTTCAGTTGTACTGTCAGGAGCCGTTCGCGAAAGCGCTCTTCCTTTCCCGCTTACAACCGCCATGAAAACACAATTACCCAAAGTAACTTTTAACTAATAACCGAGATGAAAACACAGATTATAGCAGGATTTTCTCAGGTAGGTTTAGAATCGTACCTGAATGCACGTCAATACGCAGCATTGTATTGGCCAACTCTGTTCCCGGTTAAACCAGTTAACAGCCTTGATGCTAAAACCATTATTGGCGATATGGGTAACCGTGTGGCTGCTTTTGTAATCTCCTTTGATGCCAAAGCACCTGAAGCAACCAGGAAAGCAATTGCAACAAAACACTTCGATATTCCGAAGATTGCCCTTTCCCGCAGGAAAAATGAAAAAGAAATTCTTGAACATGCAATTACACGTGCTTTACGTGGAAATGATGCAGTGTTGGAAGATTATTTCAATGATATCGATTTTGTTTTCGATGCAGCTCAGGCCCGTATGGAATGGCTGGCTTTGCAGGCCGTTTCACAGGGACAAATCACACTGTCAACCACTAATAACCCACTTGGTATTATTAGTGAAACAGCTATTGATTTTGGTATGCCAACAGCCAACAAACAAACTGTTGCTGTTGTTTGGTCAGCAGGTAATGCTGCAACCATGACTCCGATTGCAGATTTCAAAAAGGTAGTAAAAGCAGCCAGGGCAAAAGGTATTTCATTTGCCAAAATGCTGTTACACCCTGATGATTTTGATTTAATCGTTGCTTCAACAGAGTTTCTTACTTCCGCCAAATCATTGATTGCAGGGGAAAGTGCAGGCTTGGGTGTTGAAACGCTTGGTGTGTTAAATACCGTTTTACGCTCGCTCAGATTGCCGGAAGCAGCTTTAATTGATACTTCGGTTGATATTGAAAATGCAGCAGGTGTTAGGACTTCTGTAAATCCGTTTACGGCCGGTCACGTTGTGTTTGTACCAACTACATCGTTGGGTAATATGTTCAGCGGCCCGATTGCTGAAGAAATTGAAAAACCTGAAAATGTACTGCAGCAGAAAAAAGGAAATATCCTTGTTTCTATCCAGAAAGAATGGAACCCTGTTGCCGTGGTTACCAAAGGTGAATCAAACTCTTTCCCAAGCTGGCCAACGATTGATAAATGTTTCAACCTGTATACTGGTCACACCAGTACCTGGGCTGTGTAATTAGAGAAAATTGAGTAATGACAATACTTGAAGCAATTAAAGAAGCGATAGGTTACCCGATTTCGGATAACAGGGCAAATATGACTTTGATAAAACGAGGGTTAAGCGCAACAGCGGAAGCCAATGAAGCTGTTTTAAATGGCCAGGCTTTTGATCTTGCAACGGCTGACCTTATTTATTGGATGATTACTACCCCAAATATTTCGGAAGGTGGTTACAGTTTGACAGTAAATGACAAAAAAACGCTTCAGCAAATTGCTTCAGGTATTTTCTCAAAATGGGGAGTTACTGATCCTTCAACGCCAAAAGCAAAGTTTATAAGTCCATGGTAACTATGCAGTATCCTGATGAAATAATTATTACCCGTAAACCCGGATTTAGTTTAGATACCAATGGTGACGGACAAACCACAGGTTCTGCTACAACCTTTACAGGCAAAGGCAGGGCTGAAGTTGCCGGAGCCAATTCGACAATAACCGGTACAGATGGGGAAAAAATTAGCTATTCATGGATAGTTTACATGCCAAAAACAAGTGAAGTATTTGATTTTGATGATGAAGTTAAAGTTACAAAACCGGACGGAAGTATTTCTGAAGGTACTTTGAAAAGGCAGTCAAACGGTCAGTTCAATACAAGGCTATGGGTATAATTCCACGAAGCACAAACAGCCAGACGGTTTTAACCGAACTGAGAAGGGGTTACCGGACCATTGAGAACGGAATTATCAAGATTCTGCAATTTGCCGGCGAAGAGTTTGTAAGGGATGCCCGGGAAGCGCTGAAAATTAGCGGTGATTGGAAACAAAGGATTCTTACCAAAGAAGAGCTTTTAAAAAAGAAAACTCAACCTAAACGGGGTGATTATCTTGATGATTCAGGAAACCTTAGAAGCTCAATAGGCTATTTTGTTCTGAACGATGGGAAAATTGTAATGGACGAATTTAGCGGAACAGCAGAAGGGATTGCGGCAGGGAGACAGGCTTTGGAATTGGTAAAAGTAAAACACGGCTATCAATTGATTGGCGTTGCAGGCATGGATTATGCCAGTTACGTTGAAAGTATGGGTTACAATGTAATATCAGCACAATCAGTAGTTGCAATTGAGGGGCTTGAAAAATCACTTTTAAAGTTTAAAGACAGGTTGAATAAAAAAGGAGTTGATGCAGGGTTTGATATTGGAGATATTGGATACGAGTTTATAAGTTCAAAATTGAAATGAAAACAACAGATGTAGCAATCGACAAAGTTTATTTATTGCTGAAAGGTAAAATAGACAATGTGTATAAACTTAGGAAGCCAACAAAGTCCAGTCACACAAACTATGTCGTTATCAATTCATTACCCATTTCGTCAGGAGTATTGCAGAAATGCTATGTAAACGTGAATTATCATGTAAAAGATCTGATATCCGGATTGGCAGATATGAAAACACTGCGAACTGGGACTGACCTTTTAATGACAAACCTGCAACTGTATCAGGAGAAGGGAATGATTATCGAATTCGAAAACCAACAGTATTTCAGTGAATCTCAACTTGATGAACATTACTCAAATATTAGGTTATCAGTAAAAATTATTAATACATAAATTATTATGGCAGCAGAAAAATATGCTTATGGTATTGCATCCGTAAAATTCGGAATACCAACAGGATTAAGCACCATGCCTGGCACGTTGACAGCATGGGCGCAGACCGTTCGTGGTTCTTTGACTCTTTCAGAAGATGAAGCACAGACCAAAGAATTTAACGTTGAAGAAGCAACCACCGCAGTGAAAAGAATTGTTACATCGGTCGGCTCGCTTGCAATTAAATGGAGAGCATACGACCTCACACCGTCATTGGTGGTAGTTGTAAAAGGTGGAACAGCCGGAACAGCCGGTTCGGGTGGAACAGCAAAACTTACTTATGCTGGTCCGGTATCGGTTACAACCTTGGAACTTGCATTGGAAATTACTACTACAAACGGAGTTGTTTTTAACATTTACAAAGCATCTGTTTTGGCTCGCTTCGATGGTGGAGTAAGTGCTGAAAGTTTGCTTGAAATGGAAGTAAATGCAACAGCATTAGACCCTGGAGCAGGCACTTCGCCGTACATGATTTCCTTACCAAATCCGGCTTAGTGATTTTTGATTTTAGTATAGTTTAGGTTAATGTATCGAGAAGGCTGGCCTTAAACAGTCAGCCTTTTTTTAAAGTCTTTTTATGGAAAACATAGAATATCAAGCAGGTTTGATATTAGTTGAAGACGGGATTCAAATTAAAGTACCTACGTTTTTTGGAAGGAAAACTACCCTAACCATAAAACCATTGAAGCCAGGAACTATTGTTCGTATCGGAATGGAAGCAAATAAGTTGGAAGCTATCAACAGCGAAGCAAACATGATTCAGGAGTTGCTTTCAAAATCGGATAATATTAAATGCATGGCAGCTATTGTTGCTCATGCTTTGGTAAACCAGGAAATAACAAAAAAATGGAAGTTCAGGTATTACCAGTGGCTTATGCTTAACAAGGTTGAGAACATGAAGTATTTGTATTCATACGTGAATCTTGTTTACAGGCAAATGTCCTCAGAACACTTTTTTTTTATTATGGCATTAACGCCAGCGATGAACTACCTGACCAAACGGAAGGAGAACACAAAGGCGGAAAAACCTTTTGGGGAACAATCGGATATATCCAGAAAACCTTCGGACTCAGCCACAGGCAAGTAATGTGGGAAGAAAGTTGGATAAACCTGACAATGAAAATGAACGACATGCCTTATTACAGTTACGGAAAACAAGAAAAGGTAAAGTCAGGAACGATTGAAGATTTGAAAAACAACTTTAGCAAGTACATACAGAAATGAGTGCAATATATTTCGATGCAAGGATTGACGGGGCACAGTTACAGAAAGATATTACAAATATCAACCAGCAATTAAACAGAATCACCCAGTCAGTAAAAAAGGAAGGTAATGAAATGGATTTGCTTGCTAATCGTATTGGATTGGCATTTGCAGGTGCGTTTACAGCATTTAGCGGAGTTCAAATCATTAAAGATGTTGCAAGAGTTCGTGGAGAATTCCAGCAGTTAGAGGTTGCCTTTGAAACCATGTTGGGAAACAAGGTAAAGGCAGACCAATTGATGGCAGAAGTTGTTGAGTTTGCATCAAGAACGCCTTTCACTTTACAGGATGTTGCAACCGGAGCCAAACAGTTACTTGCATACGGAATAGAAGCTGAGAATGTCTTACCAACCTTAAAATCAATGGGTGATGTTTCAGCGGGATTATCCGTACCAATTGAACGGTTAATCCTGAATTATGGTCAGGTTCGCACTCAGCTTAAAATGACAGGAAAAGAACTTCGCGATTTTCAGGTTGCGGGTGTTCCAATCGTTGCAGAATTGGCAAAGAATCTTGGCGTAATGGAAACTGACATTGAAGGAATGGTTTCAGCAAGCAAAATCGGTTTTGACGATGTTGAGAAAGCATTCAGGACAATGACAAGTCAGGGTGGCCGTTTTAATGACCTGATGGACAAGCAGGCCAAAACAATAACAGGACTTGCTTCCAACTTTTCCGATGCCTGGGATAAAATGCTAAACAGTATTGGTAAGCAAAATGAAGGTGTTATTACCGATAGCATTAAAGCAGCAACCGAATTAGTCAACAATTACGAAGAAGTATTAAAAGTGCTTACAATACTCGCTGTAACTTATGGAAGCTATAAAGCAGTAGTTATCGCAGCCGGTATTGCTCAGAAAACAGCAGCTACATACGGAGTATTTGATGTAGCGACAAAGAAATTGCAAATAAGTGCAACCCTAAAAGCAGCAGTAGCGCAGAACTCGCTTAATACAGCAATGAAAGCGAACCCTATTGGTTTTATCATTGGCGCCATTGGTGCGCTTGTTAGCATATTGTCAATTTACGGAAGCAAAACAGATGAAGTCGCAGGTGTTTCCTCAAAGTTCACTCAAAACTTGGGTGAAGAAAAAAAGGCAATAGGACAGGCGTTTGAAGCAGTAAAAAATGCGAAAAATGGAACAGAGGACAGAGCAAAGGCCATTGCATTTGTCAATGAAAAGTATAAAGACTATCTGCCAAACCTACTGACAGAAGCATCCAATTTAAAGGAAGTTGAAAAGGCGCAGAATTTAGTTACCACAGCAGTTGCCAAAACATTGGCATTTAAGGCACAGGAAGAACAGTTGGGCGATTTAAAGGAAAGAACAACCGGAGCATGGACAGATTTTTATAATGCCATTGATAAGTCGGTAAAAGGACTGACAAGCGAACAGCAGGGAAAAATCAAGGCCATGATGGAAGAATATGCTCGGGGCGTTAAAGAGTGGTCAGGCATGAGTACAATTTCCAGCGAATTCGAAAAACTTGCAGGGAAGAAACTTGGAGCATTTGCATTTAACGATTTGGATTCTGCATTTAAGGCGGTAAAAAGATCTGAGAGAGAAGTTATCGTTACGACGAAAGAACTAAAAACTGAATATGATTCCTACCTAAAAGCATTAGGAATTGGAGAAAGTGTTCCAGAACCGACAGTTTTGAAAACCGTTAACGAAAGAATTGTTGAAACAAACAATTTGCTTGAAACAGCAAAAGTAAAATTGACAGAACTTATGACATCCGGTTCAACGGCAACCGACAAAGATTTAATTGACCAGAACGCACAAATCAAAGAGTATGAAGAAAAGCTGGTATTACTTACAGGAGTAAGCAAACAGGTTAGTAAGGCATTGCTTAAAGAACAACAGGAAAGGTTTGAAGGTGAAGTGGATTTTGCAGCACAGGAAATTGAGTTACAGAGAAGCGTTGAAGCATCAAGGATTGCAATTATGCAAGAAGGTACTGAAAGACAGAAGAAGGAAACTGAGGCAGCTTTTCAGGATCAGCTTGATTCCATTGAGAAGCAGAAAGAGGAATACTTGAAAATATACAATGCAAAAACCGGATTGAAGCCAGGAGATAATGGTTACGTTACAGAATTGCCCATTGAAGCATTTGAACAATTCGACACCCTTAGAATTAATGCAGAGATTGACAAGAACCAAAAGATTGAAAAAATCAACGAAGATTCTGCAAATGCGATAAAAGCAATTTGGGACAATGTAAATGACGTTTACCTTACCGATACTCAAAGGACAATCAAGCAGATAAACGACCATTACGATTCGCTTGTTGAAGAAACCATAAAGATTGACCCGACTGCAGATATTTCAAAAATCAACGAAGCAAGAGGAAAGGCTACAACGGAAGCAGTTATTAATTCGCAGATTGGAATTCTTGAATTTGAGGAACAGATTGCCATGCAAAGGGCAGAAATTTCCACTCAGGGTTTTAATAGGGAATTTGAAATTGAGAAAAAGAAACTTGGTATTGCAAGAAAAACCGCAGAGGAAAAAATTAAAATTTTATCAGAATCTGACGAAGTTATAAATGCTCAGGAAATAGAGCGTTTAAAACTATTCATTGAAGCAACTGACGACGGATTGGCTAAACTTAAAACTGAAAATATACTTGGGTACATTGACGGTGTAAACAGTGGCCTTGGAATGATGAATCAATTATTGCAAGAGCAGGGTGCAATAAGTGAGGCCAACGTAGAAAATTTACAAAATGCTCAACAGGCGCTTTCTGCTTTATCGCAGGTAGCATCTGGTAATTATATCGGTGCAGCATTTTCGGTTATAACAATGATTGCATCCGGTTTTGAATCGATGGAAGTTGCGTTATCTGAATTGTTCACAAAACTGAGGGAAGAAATCGAAAGCATCAAAAGTGCGATTGAATTGGCAAATAAAACCCTTGGGAATATTGGCAATGGCAACGATTTAAAGTCGATTGATAACACGATTAAAAAACTGAGAGAATTAACAGCAGCAGCAGTTGATTTAAACAAGAAAACTGCAAATGTTAATTTCTATGGTGAAGGTGGTAATTGGTTTGGAGAAATGAACCAGATAATGAACCCTGCAAAGCCATTAACTGAATATCTCGCTGAAATGAGAAAGGAAATTCCTATTCTCGTTAACAAGTTGCTTTATGGAACGCTTACTGCAGAACAGAAAAAAGCAATTGAAGAAACGCTTAACAGCTACAATTCCATTATAGAATCAATTGATGGTACTATCAATAAGTTAACAGGAACATCGACGAACGAACTTGCTGATGCAATGGTAGCAGCATTTGAGGCCGGTGAAGGTGCAGCAGTTAAGTGGGGAGAAACAGTTGATGATATAATAAAGAATATCATCCTTAAACAGCTTACTTCTCAGTTTTTAGTTGCTCCAATCCAAAATGCCTTAACACAGTTTGCTGATAATTCGTCAGACGGTGTTCAAGTCTACGATATTCAAGATTTAGAGACAGCCCTCAATAAAGCTTTTATCGATGGAAAATTGCAGTATGAGGCAGCAATGAAGGTACTTGAAGGTTTTGGTATTGATAGTAAAGCTACCGTAGAAAGTTCTCAGCAGGGAATTAAGGGTTCTTTCCAAAGCCTTACAGAAGAAACCGGAGGAATGATTGCAGGTCAGTTTTTTGCTTTCAGGGAGTTACAGCAAAAGAATTATGATACTTCATTAATGATGCTAGATTCAATCAATCAGACCGTAGGGCATTTGGCAGAGATTGCCAAAAATACAAAGCACAATGTCCGGTTGGAAGCTATTGAAAATGGGATAAACAGTATGAACACCATTTTAAAGGAAAGGTTATAATGATTACTGAAAAAATAGGAGATACTGAACTTTCAACTTTTGGCTTGAAGCTTTCAAGGCTGGATGGAAATGTTGATTTGCCAGCATTTAAGCAAATCATCGATGAACACGATTTTGAAAGCAATCTTCTTGTTACCGAAGAAAAGCAGGTTGCCATTAAGTTGATTGGCATTTATGCAGGCAAAACGCACCTTGGAGCCGCAATAGCCAGTTTCCAGAATAAAATCAAATCTGAGTTGAAACAGGTATGGAAATTTGAAAACCATTCTTTTGAAGAAACCTGTATTGTGAAGAATGGAGCAAATACAATGGTTTATGGAACCGGAGTTGAAATAACCTTAACGTTGACAATTGTATGAGTTGGAAATTTGGTGACATAGATTTTGAAGAATATGGAGTAATGGTGTCGAAAAGTACCGGAGTACTCGATTTGCCAAAACTTAGCAATGAAGGTTTCAATTGGCTTGATGTTGATGGTATTGATTACCAGCAAGAATATGCAGAAATAACTGACAGGGATATTATTCTCAATTGCTGGATTTATGCAAAGCCGAGCCGAAACATGGGTGGTGAAATTACAATTACAGGTTATGACAATTTCAGAAATAAGGTACAATATTTTACCGATGCAATTAAGGCAGCAGGGAAGGTCACTTTCCAAACTCCATACCTGGATATTAACAATTGCAGCATAAGTTCAGGTATAAGCATTGTCAGGGAAACGAATTACGTCCTTGAACAACAGGTCGGGACTTTCTCGCTCAGGATAACTGTGCATGGTGACAGCAAGTTCACGCTTTTGTCGATTTTGGATAAGTCGAGCGATACATTGGTGGCGATTGTAAAAACTTCAAACCTGATTTTAAACAAGACATTGCAGGGCGAAAGTTATGCAACCTGTACCGTAGAATCCAACAGCTTGCTTGATGTTGAAATGTTCGATTGGATCAAAATCAACAGCAATGGCTACGATGATGAAAAATACCATCTGGCAACAGAGCCGGAATACCGGAAAGTATCATCGAATAAATTTGTTTATGATTTTAGGTTCGATGGAGCAGAATCTTATTTGAGCCAAACTATGTTCATGCTTGACGGACAGTCAGAGTTTTCATTTTATGGAGATTTGGAAACTATTATTGATTTGATTGTGACGAATTCAAACAGATTTCTTTCAGGTAAATTTGTTAAAGGTGGAATTGAGTTAACGATTAAAAAGAATCATGCTTTCCGTGGCGAAAATTGTCTGGAAGTATTAAAGCGAATTGTTGCTGAGTACAACATGGAGTATTTGGTTCAGTTCAATGCAACAGGTGATTATTTTTATTACATAATCTGTCAAGAACAACTCGGACCAATTAAAGAAATTACGCTTGAATATGGCAAAGGCAAAGGACTGTATGAACTGACAAGAGGTAAGGCAGACACTTCGAAGTTGTGTACTGTTTTGTATGCCTACGGAGCAGCAAAAAACCTAAAAACAACTTATGGAGCTAAAAGGCTGCAATGCCCCGGAAATCCATTAACCAGCAACCTGAGTACATATTTAAGGCACGAAAAAGTTGAGTTTTTTGAAGACATTTATCCGCAGCGAACTGCTACCGTAACAGGTTATATTCAGGTGTTGCCCGAAAATTTAACGGCAGCAGAAAGAGAAGTATATCCAGAAGGTATATTCGTTGTAGGTGATACGACTATTAATTTTGATATTAACGCCTATTTACTTGGTGGACGCACTGCAAAAATAAGTATGAAAACCGGAGCCTTGGCAGGTTTTGAGTTCGATATTTTGAGATACGACCATGCAAACACATTAATTTACATCATACGGTTTTTGGATGAACAGGGTGGGTTATTACCAAATGCTACATTACAGATTGCAGCAGGGGACGAATATACGCTGGTTGACATAGAACAACCGCCAACATACCTTGCAGCAGCAGAATCAGCATTGGCACTCAAAGCTTTGGAATACATAACGAAATGGAGTACACCGATTTATCCATTCACCGCAGTAGTTAATCCAGCCTTTATTCTTGCAACACCTTTTTTGGGTTTTGAGGTTGGCGAAAAAGTGACGATTGTTGATGCAGATTATGGAATTAATACGTTATTCAGAATTTCGGCCTTAACGCTGAATAAGAACACCGGAATTTACACCCTGACACTTTCTGATTACAGGTCGATTACCAAAAGGAAGCAAACGGAGTTCAGGTTGCAAACTATTGAAAGAGCAATATTTTCAGCAAACAAACAGGCCGTTGAAGTGGTGAAGGACGAACAGCAACCGGCAGGCGAAGTTAAAAGGGTAATACTTGATCCGGACAACGTTCTTCGTGTTGACCAGATTATTGCCAACGACACGATTGATGCGCGAATGTTGGGACTTGATGCGAACATGCCACAGGTAAGTTTAACGGATGCTTGGTTTGAATCTAATGTTGGTGGCAATATTGAAGCTGCAAAGCAATATGCAGGTATTATCACAATCCACAATTATGCAAGTTTAAACCGGTTTGAGGTACAAAAACTGAAAGACAATAACGAAGTGTACGACCCCAGCCGGACTTGGGAAATACCTGAAACCACTTTTACAGCCGCTGCCGATACCAGTTATAACATTTACGCAAAATTGGATTTAACACCGGCTTCAACAGCTTGCGAAGTGTTTTTGCATGAAGATCATATTGATGCCAAAGCGGAAATAGAAAGCGGGTTTGTGATTTACAAGTTGGGAAATCTTACAAAGCAAATAGTATGAGCAGAACCGCAAATATGATATTTGGTAACACTCGCCAGCCAGAAGCGAATGTTCAAAATTTTGAACTCGAACTGGCGCGTAAAAGCACTGGCGGCAGCTACATGGAATACACCGAAACCGCTGGCCTGATAACCCGGGTCGATTACTGGCAAGATCCCTCTAAGCTGGTAAAGCTTTTCACAAAAACCATTACTTATTCGGGCAGCAACCCGGTGCAAATAATTACAACCGACGAAGTAACCGGTAAAGTATTGCAAACCGTACCTGTTTATACAGGCGATGTGGTAACAAGTGTAATTAAAACAATAACATAATTAGTATGGAAACAATAACAGTATCTGAATCTCCGGAAACCGCAAAAGCCGCCGAAGTACCCGAAACAATAGCAGGCATCGAAGTATTTGAAGCAGCAAAAGCCGAAATTGTACCTGAAGTAACAAGCCTTGATGTAGCCCGAATTAAAGTACCGGTAGGTTATAAGGTTATAATCGACCCGGAACTTTTGGAAAAAGAGAACCGGAAAAAAGAGAGATTGGAGATAGAGGAACGGCTTGCTGCAACACCAGAACCAACGATGGAAGAGTTGGCTGAATTTGGTAAACTTTATCATCCTTACTATGCTGAGTTAAGAATTCTAAATGAATTGATTCAGTATGACTAAAATAGTTACATTCACAGATTTAGCCACGCCAACGGCACTTGCAGGAGTTGCAGTTGCAGGTGGTTCTTTAGCTGCAAATACAACGTATTACTATATCGTTCAGGCAGTTTTTGATAACGGAACGTATAACTCCTTCGCGGCGGGTAAAAGTTATTCAAGCCTTGAAATTGCTGTATCTACAAATGCAACCAACAGAAGCATTACTCTTACCTGGAATCATCCGAAGGGTGCTGGCGGTGGATATAGAATTGTTAGACGTGCTGGAGCATCGGCCAAAACAGGACAACATACAGTTGTTAATAAAGACCTTAGAGACACTACTATAAATTCAGCAGGTGTATGTACGTGGACTGACGATGGGTCTACAACAGATATAGGTAATTACATATATCAAAACACTTCCCACGGAATATTAGTTTTAACCAGCACAGATTCAGTAAATGATGTTTGGTCAATCGTTGATTTATATAACGCTGATGTAGCAGGTGGGTGGGGAGTTGTTAATAAATTGGATGAAAGCACATATAGGGTTGACGCATATGTTTCCATCAATTACGCAGGTGCAAAATGGTTAGACTTAGATAAGACAATAATATTTGCAGACGGATTCTTTACAGGTGGCACAGGAAGCACATTTACATTCGGTGCGTTTAATGCAGGTAATGGGGTAACATCACGAGGATGCAGATTAATCTATAAAACATACTGGCTTACAAACTCATCTTTCCCTATTCTCTACGCTTATAAAACAACATTCGATTGGGTTGGTGACTATCATCCTTATTACACAACTGATTCTGGTTTGTTGCCTGTTGGGATATATTTTGCTTCTGGAATAGCCAGAGATTGTATGTCAAATAAGATGAGAAAATTCGTTCCAACGAGTGCCGCAAACTGCACATTAAAAAATTTCGTATGTACACAAGCCGATATTGCATTCAACACTGGACAAGCTACATTTGATAATGTTACAGGCATGTATTGTTCCAGGCTATTCCAGACATCTGGTAGTACTACAATGACAGCTAAGAATGCGATAAATACAGCAAGTATGTACACGATTCTCGTTGTTGGACAGAATAATAATATAACGATGATAAATTCGAACGTAACACCAGCATCTTATGCTCCATTAGGGAATTGTAAGGGAACTGTTGTATACGAAAAGTTTACATATAACTTAACTGTTAATCAGAATGTAAGCGCCACACCTATCAGCGGAGCATCTGTTAAGATATACGACGCATTTAATAATTTGATATGCGATACAACCACAAATGCAAGTGGTGTAATTGCCGAACAAACGCTGATTTTTCGAACTCAGACTTATTCCGATGCATCGACTTCAGTTAGAACCTCGACAAACTATGCTCCACATAAAATGGTTGTATCTGCGCCAGGGTTTGAAATTTATACACAGTTCACAAATTATACTGGAGCTTATGCTACTCAGCATATAGTTGGGCTAACCCGTTTAAATAACATTCGCCAAACCATTGAAGGAGATTTACTGCTTGCCCTAAAACCCGAACTGGGCAGCAGCTCTAAATTACTG